GAAGCGTTGGGCGATTATTTCCGAATTCAGGAAGGGCAAGGAAAAGATATCGTTCATAACTTCGAACTGACAGATTTTTATTCCATTTGCCAGCTTCCTCCGCTACAGATACATCATGCATTGAAGTTGCTAGAACTGTCCGGCTACATTGAATATTGCGAAGCAATAGACGAATCATCCTTCCAGACCGCCCCCCAAATCCCATATACGCATCCACGTGTGCGAACAAATGTCCTTATTATCCCATCTTCCGCTTATGAGGAACGTCGGGAAAGAATGAAAAAACGCATTTCGAAAGTGGTGGAATACATGAACGGGATACATATATGCCGGAGTCGCCTGCTACTCTCCTATTTCGGGGAAAAGAATACGGAAGATTGCGGATGTTGCGACGTCTGCCTTTCCAAGAATGATTCCGGCCTGAACAACCGGGATTTCAACGCCATACGCGACCTGTTACTCAGACTGCTTTCCACCCGGCAACTGCTTCCTGTCACCACCTTGCTCCCCTTATTACCTTTTCCGGAGGAAAAAATCGTCACCACCATCCGCTTCTTAGCCGAGCATGACAAACGGTTTTATTTGAAAGAGGGAAAGGTGGGAATTTTTACGGATATCGGAAATGCCAGATAACGCACTTTAGCGACTTATCTTTTATTACTCTCGTTTTTTGTTGTTATCTTTGCCCCTAAATAATCCAAATCAGCAAATGAATAAGATTAACATATATGTACTGACGTTCTTTCTGAGTCTGGCTGGTGTATCTATCTATGCACAAAACAACCGATCACAAGTGGTTATTACAAGCGGACAAGACAATAATGTATTTTTTCATACAATAGAAAGAGGACAAACTGTTTACGCAATCGCTACCATGTACGGGGTTACACCCGATGATATTTACCGGCTGAATCCAGATAGCAAAGAGGGGATCAAAGCAGGTGCCACCCTTAAAATACCGCAACGCGACATAGTTGGAGGTACTGCTAAGAAGCAAGATGGAAATTATATTTTCCATACCATACAGCCCAAAGAAACCCTGTATTCGTTATCCATCCGATACACCGTTCCCGCTACCGCCATCGTAAAAGCAAACCCCGGATTGTCTACTTCCACTTTTACAATTGGCAAGACAATCCGCATTCCGGCGACGCAAGTGGAAGATTTACCGACGACGGAGCTCAAGACCGTTACCAAAGAAATTGAATATACCGTCCAGAAAAAGGAAACCATGTACCGGATCTGCCGGAAATTCAATATTTCCAGCTACGAGTTGATCAAGCTTAACCCGAAATTGAAAGAAGGAGTTAAGGCCGGTATGACTATTAAGATCCCCGTACAAGCCGAAGAGATGACGACCGAACCAGCAACTACCATGCTTTCGGAAAGAGATGTCAATGCGTTGCTCTCAGAACCGAAAAGCATCGAGCGCGTCAACAGCGTCAAAGTAGCCTTGTTATTGCCGTTTATGACAAATGAGGCTATCCCATCTACGGAGACACAACGCTTCATCGAATATTACGAAGGTTTCTTGCTGGCGGTGGACAGTCTTAAAAACACAGGCTGTTCTATCGATCTGTCAGTTTATGATACAGGAAACGGAACGAAGAAACTGAAAGAGATCCTGAAAGAGGATGCCTTGAAGAATGCCAACCTCATCATCGGAGCCGTACAAAACGACCAGATCGGCCCGGTTGCGGAATTTGCCCAGAAGAACAACATCAAATATGTGATTCCTTTTACATCGAAGAACGACGATGTGTTGTCAAACGCATATGTTTACCAGGTAAATACGCCCCACTCCTACCTGTATGCCAAAGCGGCTCAAGGCGGATGCGACCTATTTGCCGAAGACAATATAATCCTACTGAACATCAGGGATGGCAAGGATAAAACCGAATTTATCAAGGCATTCAAAGCCGAGATGAAACAACGGCAGATCCCATTTACCGAAATCAATTATAATGCCGAAACCCTAACTGCCGATGTCGACACGCTCCTCAGAACAGACAAACGGAACGTGATCGTACCGACTTCAGGCACATTGGAGGCTCTAAACAAGATCAAGTCTCCGTTACGTATGCTGGCGGAAACAAAACCCGAATGCGGACTGACCTTGTTCGGCTATCCTGAATGGCAGACATATACGCGTGACTGTCTGGAAGATTTCTATGCACTGAACACATATATATACAGTAACTTCTATGCTGACAACCTGTCGAAAGAGGTGGCAGACTTCTATACCAAATATAAAAACTGGTATAGTAAAAACCTGATCAATATATTCCCTAAATATGGTATTTTAGGATTCGACACCGGTATGTTTTTCATCGGAGCAATCAACAAATATGGTTCCAACTTCGAGAATAATCTGGATAAAATTCATTACCAGGGCGTACAGACCGGATTCGATTTCCATCGCGTAAATAACTGGGGAGGTTTCATTAATACGAACATCTTTATTGTTCATTATCAAAGTGATTTCAATGTAACACGGAACGAAGTAAGATGATCAGGAAAGTTATTACAACAGTTATTATAAGCCTTGTCACCCTGAACTACATTCAGGCGCAGGATAAGTTCAAACGGGAATTGTCTTTGGGTGCTTCCTTCGGTACGACCTTTTCCAAAGTCAGTTTTGCCCAGACGAAAGTGCAGCAGAAAATGAAAATGGGCTACACGGGCGGTCTCACGCTCCGGTGGATTACGGAAAAAAATCTAGGATTGCAGGCTGAACTGAATTTCATCCAACATGGATGGGATGAAAAGTTCGAGGACCAACCTCAGTATAAATACAGCCGGACAATCAACTACTTTGAACTTCCGATCCTGACACATATCTATTTTGGCAGTAAACGTTTCAGGGTATTCGTCAACCTAGGACCCAAAATAGGATATGCTTTCGGTGAAAAGACAGACGAGAATCTGAACGGAGCCAAGCCGAACACCGAAAACGAACAGCACGATATGCCAATCGAAAAGAAATTCGACTGGGGATTATGCGGTGGTCCGGGTATCGAACTTCGTACAGGAATTGGCTCTTTCCTCCTGGAGGGCCGCTACTACTATGCCCTCAGCGACATCTTCAACAGCCATAAAGAAGATTATTTTTCCAAATCGTCTTCGCAGGTAATCTCGGCTAAGATCACGTATATGATTCCGGGATTTTAAGATTTATGATTGAACAATCTTAGGCAATATAGAAATCAAGGCTTACAATAACTTTGTAACAAAGACAAGCCAAGAATGGGCAGTAGGCTCCTCCCAAAACAAAAACGCCGCCTTTCCCTTTTTAAAAGTCTAAAGCTCTACTACATGGTTAGTTTTGCATTAGAAGTATTAAGAATTTATCAATGCTAATAGAGATAATATAGTCTTTAGGCTATCAGATTTAGGCCAAAAAAAGAAGGTGTCTGAAAAGGCAGCCTTCTTTTTTTGTTATGCAGCCCGTTTATTATCCATTTTTATATTTAAAATATCTTTGGTCTTCTCAATTATTACTTTTCGAGAAGTCATCCTACAGAAATAAGTAAAAAACAAAAGAAAACTGACTTTTTTAGCCAGTTTCCTGAGATTATGTGCAATAGCAACCAGGGTAAATTCTGTTTTTACCTTCTCTAACCCTCTTAATCTAAACCGGTTCCACGCCGAGTTATGCTTTATCTGTGCAAAGACAGCTTCCGGTTCTATACATCGTCTGCCCCGATGATAAATACCTTCCTCACTCATGAGTCTTTCCCGTGCTTTTTGTTTATACCTGTTAAGGTTATAGTTAACTTCTATGATCCGGTTGGCCTTTGATTTATGGCATTGAGATTTCAGCGGGCACCCCTCACAATTTTGTGCCTGATAACGCTTCAGTATGGATACATATCCCAAATCGGATTTACTTTTCTTTTGACCTTTATACTCCATATGTTGTCCCATCGGGCATACGTAATAATCCCTTTCCTGGTTGTAGTAAAGGTTCTGTATGGCAAAAGCATCCTTCTTCCAGGCACGCTTTTGCTCTTTGTGGAAATAATTGTACTTGACAAAAGCCTCTATACCCGTATTCTCCATAAACTCGTAGTTTTGTTCACTTCCATAACCGGCATCGGCCACTACTATAGAGGATTGCCTATGATAAGTCTCTCGAAAATCTTTCAAAAAAGAAATTAAAGTTCCCGTATCTCCGGCTCGCCTGTAAATTCCCAGATTGGTAATAAATTGATTCTCTGTGGCAATCTGTATGTTATAGGCGGGTTTCAATTGCCCGTTTTTCATATGATCCTCTTTCATACGCATGAAGGTCGCATCCTCATCAGTCTTACTGAAAGAATTACGATCCCCTAATTTCTCTAATTGCGATTCGTATTTGGCAAGGCGGGGCAGATATTCTTCCTGTAACTTTTTGATTTGTTTCTGCTCAGCATTGTTCATCCCGGAGAGCCGTTTGTTTAAAGCGCTCACTTTTTCCCGCAAACCACAGGAATCCATATCCGGTAAGCAATCTGGTGTCCTTTCCTGTTTATCCTGCTCGATATGTTTGTCAACTTCACTAAGGATTGACTGTATTTTCGACTCCAGTTTTACCTTGTTCTTTTCCACGCTACCACGCCAGACAAAAGTGTAGCGGTTGGAGGCTGATTCCACTTTGGTACCATCGATATACTGTACATCCAAACTGACATAGCCGGATTCCTGTAACAGCAGAACAATGGCTGAAAACAACGATTTTATGTGTTCTTTTAAACGTTTGCCACGGAAATCATTGATCGTGCGGAAATCGGGAGTACTATTACCAGACAACCACATGAAGTGAATATTCTCCTGCAAGGCCTTTTCTATTTTACGACAAGAATAGATATTGTTCAGGTAGGCATAAAACAGAACTTTGAGCATCATACGGGGATGGTAGCTGCTGGTACCTCCTCCTTTATATGCCCAGAGCAGACAACTAATATCCAAGGCGTCTACAACACTGTTTACAACACGAACGGGATGATTGGGAGCTATCTTTTCCGATAAGCTGACCGGAAAAAGTACATTTTGGTTGGATGTTAACTCTTTAAATACTATCTTAGCCATTGCTATAATGTTTGGTTTTTGCAACGGTAAGATAATACTTTTTACCGAAATAAACAATAGCAAAAGGGGCTATCCGACTTTTTGGACAGCCCCTTTCGATAACCGAAACAACAGTCCTTAATTATTCTGCTGCTTGTACGGCTTCTGTTTCTGCGCTTGTCTTCTCTCCGGAATACAAACCGTTTGCCATAAACTTGACAAGGATTTTATCGCCTTCATTTTCCGGCTGGATCATATAACTGTCACCAATAGCCCCCTCAATATCTTGGGCTTCTCCCTGGCCATCCACTTTACGTTGCCATTGGAAATCACCAGTCGCTTCCGCTGGTGTCAAGGTGGCCATAAGCGTTTCACCAACTTTGGGTGTACCGGTGATTGCAACTGCCGTTACCGGAGTAAGGGTTACATTCATCACCGCCCGACCGAACGAAGATCGTTGCTGCCCAGCAGAGGTAATTGCTGCCAAACGGGTACATTTAACTAGCAAAAGGTCTGTTTGTTCTGAAGACGGAGCCTGACTCAAGCGGGCACTGACTTTACAAATGGCAAATGTATATTCCGTATACTTACCTTTGTACGGTGTTGTCTGTATCTTGAACGATTTGCGGATATTTGGAATATCAATCGGAGCATTCCACTTACCACCACTTACAGAACCACCACAAAACGCGAGCATCTCCTGAGCTGTCGGCGACGGGATAGCAAATTCAAAACTATCCGGGTCGCCAGCCTTATCGAATGACTCCCAAGGATCTTTCATCCCTTCCGCACGAAAATCGACAGAGGTCGCTTCATTGAAATTGAAAGCAACTGAGCCTTCATGAACGATCGGACACTGTGTATAAATAGAGGCCGGAACACCATCACCGGGGTCACCATATCCTAAGAAGGATACGCCTACCGCCAAACTTCTTTCATTAGCCATATTCTTAATCTATTTCTGTTATTACTTCAAATCTTATATTTGTACAATCGAAGCCTTCTTTTGCTTCGCCAAGAGGTTCGGACCATACGATCCGAGATTTCCAATACATGCCGAAAGGAGGTGTGATATTTCGTAGTGCAGACTTAACTTTTCGTGTCACTCCTTTCATTAGCTGTCGATCAGGCCTGCCTTTCGCTTGATTCTTCACAAATACGTTGATATTAACCGAACCTTTATTCACAACCTCTGTTTCATTTAACGTGAGCATCCGGATTGTGATATGATTCTTTGTCTCACCATCACCAGAGCGATCTTTGTACAGAATAAAGCTCGTACTGACCGGTTCAACCGCATCATACACGATATCTACTATATCAAACTGATTAGCCATGTTCAATATCCTTTCTCAGCGAGTTTATCAAATAACGTTCGACTCTGTTTCTTGATCCAATCCTCAGCATGTTCCGTGGCAACGGAGATAACATCCAGATTTTCGATTGCTTCCACATACTTGGCATAAGGCATAGCGGCTACACCAATCAATACCCAGCCATTCTTATAAAGGGGTAGTAATTCTGATACGAGCCTTTTAGCCTCTCTCAATCCCGTATATTTATCGGTACCTTTCTTATCTGACAACTCGTAGTTCTCGGTCAATATATCGCCATCCTTGACGATCACATAACCGATAGAGCTACGGAGGTTACCAGTATGATCCTGATAGTTTCCTTTCTTTCGGGCAAGCTTCACGAACTCTTCCCCGGCACGTTGCAATAATTTGTATATCCGCTCTTCCGCCCGGTCCACAAAATAATCAAACCAACGTTCTACTTCTCTATCGCTCCACATCGGAGTCAAACCACCTTTCCTTGCCATCGCTATACATAAATTACAGAGTGAGTCTGAAACGGCTCCCAACAGATAATATCCACATCGAGAGCGATACTATCAATCCGAATCCGTTTTGCATTTTCCACGGGACGTATCTTTGTAGAGAACTCACCGTGTACGATAAATTCCTTTCCATCAACATTCTGCTTTAACTGCTGTCCGCTATTGGATGGAAAGTATTGCCCTGTAACCTCTATTTCCGTCGGTTCTCCGGCAACCCATTCCCCTTTTACCAATTGTCCGGATTGGATTGTTACTATTGCCTTATGTGAATACCGTCTTACCATCTGTTTTGCGCCCTTCCTTTTGGAACTTCAATCTTATTCCCGATCAGTTCTGCTTTCTCCGGTTCTCCACCTTCCCTATACAGCCGTTTTGCCATAGCATCATACCAGGAACGGGGATATGTGATAGAAAGCTTGTTTTCGGTAAAGTCTGGCAGACCACCGACCATGGAATAAAGGTCGGCAGCCACCAGCTTTTGTTTTTGAATATCGATCGTCTTACTATCTTCTGTACCTTCAAAACCGTGTCCCGGCAAAACGACGTTATCCAAAAAATCTTCACAATCCGCGAGACCGGGATAAGCTAGTATTGTATCTCGAATCGTCTTAGCCATGATTGTTATTCTCCGTTTTCAGTATCCTGAATCATCTGATCTTCCGGTTCAACGGTTTCACCTAAGAATGTTGCCGGGATATCATCCGTACCTTCAGTATCTTCAGATGCGTTCCAATCCTGGCCATCCACCTTCATGATGAACATGGCATCCGGATCGTTTACGACAGGGATAGCATTTGCTTCTGCTTTCGTCCATTCCTTGAACGGTTCCAGTTCAGACCATTTGGTAACCAATACCCAATCCTGTTTTACCATGAGGGCAATCTTCTGCAAGGTAGCGGAAGATTCGGCTGCAATCGGTCCGTGCTGGATATCACCAACCTTCAGATCCTCCAGGAAGCATACACGTTTACGCTCCCACGGATTGATCGTCTTACGGCGGTGAGCCTTATCCTCGATACGGACAGACGGATTCACAGTGATGATCTTTACCGGGATTTCCTGTTCGGCCAGATACTCGTTGATAAGATTTTTCGTTACCAATATTTTTGAAGACGAATTAACCCATGCCTTCAATGTGTCGAATGTTGATTTCTGCTTCTTCAATAAAGAGAAGTCAGCCACGTGCATCACTACATAGCGAATCGTTACTCCCTCGGCAGAAGCAGCAACAACCGTATCTTCGATATCCTGCAAGCCGTTAGCCGTTGAAGCGTTGCTCCAATCTACAGAAGATTTACGCTGGTTCTTCTTCGGCATACCGCAACCAACAAACTCAGCCGTAACGACACCGCCATTATTCTTTGCCGACAAATGGAAACCCGCACGGCTCATGAGCTGCATACACCACCATTCGAAACGGGCACGGACGGAGTTATACACGAAATCCTGATCCTTGAAAGCCAGGTTCAGCAATGCCAATTGATCTGCGTCACCCTGTGCGTCACGTTCCAACTGTTTGTACTCGTTGTAATCACTTTCGTTCATACCACGCTTAACGGCTGTCTTTGGAATATCACCGGACAACTTGCTGATTACCTCGCGCGTCTTCTGCGGAGCGGAAGCGTCAAAAGAGATCACATCTGCCATTACCGGAGCACCTTTCTCGCCGGTCAGTGTCTCCCACTTCAACGAAGTCTTTCTTTTCACCCCGAAGAAGTTCGGGAAAACGACTGGTTTCACATGGCGGGTATTCAAACGAGCCGCCATGTTCTTTTTATTCACCTGTTTAATTAAACTTCTTTCCATATATCAGATTTTAATGGATTACACAAAACGGATAAACGACATTAATGCCTTTAAGTCCTTATCTACTGGGAACGGCATACAGGATTCGTTTACCGTACCTCTTACCAATAACCCGGACTGCTGGGTAGCTACAGTCAAGCCGACTTTATTCATCGTGACGACCAATTCGCCATCATAAGGTAACTTGGCGGCTTTCGCAGCCTGCTTGTCTTTAGCCTGAACCAATACTTGACCTTTTGTTGCAGCCCCAATCGTTGCAGCCAGCGTAATCGTATCGAAATCCGCATTACTCTTATCAATAGCTGTGATCTTATCGGAAGCGCCAGTCAAAGCGCCACCAATTGTCACGAAGTCACCCACACCAAACAGATGATTCTTGGACACCTTATAAGTAGTTTCATTGCCAGCATCGGAAGCCATCGCCGTCTTCAATACATGATACAGCCCAGTTTCCGGATCTTTCACCACGATCACGATCGGAGGAAGCTCGTCCAACGACTTGCCATTGAACAAAGCGTTCCGCAAATCCCGGCGGTCAATCGTCCCACCGCCGATCACATCCTCAATAATCTTTTCAATTCCGGGAGGATACTGGAATTCTCTTTCTCTTTTTCTGTACATAACGTTACACTTTTCTTGGATTATTCAATACCCAGGTTCACCACACCGGGATTATTTGCGCTCTTGTCGGCATCTTGATCCATCAGCTTCGCCCAATCCGCCTCGGAACGCTCCGGAAGATTCACGGAACCGGGAGCGTAATCACCACGGGCCACGGCATCATCGATCGCCTTTTGCTGGATTCCGGTAAACTCTTCGGAAAGCGCCTTGATTTGATCCTCGATAGAGGTTTCCGAAGCCAAGTCCCCACGTCCCAGCCAGCTATCCGGAAG